AGGATTACAGAAAGTAGTAAAGGGATTCCAGATGTTTTTTCCGGGAAAGCCGGAGAAGACAAAAAGAGAGTACAAAGATAAATTCCCTAAAAAATTACCTACTATAGAAGAGGTAAAAAAAGAATATGGTACAGTTGTGTGGTGTAAATTTGCGAAGTGTGCTAGTAATAAAGAGGTAAAAAACCTACAAAGAACTACAGGGACTTTGCTAAAGAGAACAAACTATACCCCAATTATAGAACAAGAACATATTTGGGCTGGGGTTTGTACTAGGGGAGAAATAGGGATACAGTTTGATGAGATGAAATTACCCCATGGAGCAAAAGTAAAAGTACCTAGTTGCTATACAGCACATACAGATAAAACAGGATACTGGGATTTTTCACAATTCTTAAATTCAGATGGAAGTCCACTGGGGGGTAACATTGATTCTCAACATGCTTCTGATGATGGTTACGGAATGATGGACGATAACAATATATACGATTAATTAAAACAAACTACGATTATGCCAAAACACATACCTGAAGAAATAAAATTAAAAGCCATGAGAATGTATCTTAAGGGTGATCAATCAGCTAAACAAATTGCTGAGGAATTATCTGTAAACGGGGTTATAGTAAGCCCGCCAACTATATATGCTTGGGCAAAAAAAGACAGCTGGGGAGAACAAAAAGCCGTAGCTATATCTGACAAACAACAAGAAATTGCTGAAACAGAAGGTCAAAGGTTTACTAGAATGCAATCTGAACAACTTAATAGTTACTCACAGATAGCAGGACAAGCATCAGAAGACTTGAAGGGGCTACAGTTTGATAGAGCTTTAGATGCTGCTAGGGCAGCTGACATTGGAATTAAAGGACAGCGGGAGATTTTGCAGGGGATGATTAATATGGAGTTTGTCCAAGATATAATGGGGGTCTTAATTGAAGAGATCAACGATCAAGAAACCCTACAAAGAATCGGTATAAAGTTAAAAACCATTGAACAAAAACATAGGGACATATAGAAATGGTTAAAGACAATGTGAGCTTTGGGAGTGCTTTTGATTTACTCTCTAAAGGACTAATTGAGCAAAAAAAATACGATGTTGGTTCTTTTAAAGAGTTTGTTCAAAACATTTGGTCCTTATCTTATGATAACCCAGAATATTTTAAAGCTTGGCATGTTGGTTTGTTAGCTGAGGATATACAAGAATGTGTAGAAACAGGTATGAATTATGTAGGAGTTCTACCAAGAGGGCATTTTAAGTCGACTATTTTAGGGCATGCCTTTAGTGTCTGGAGATTATTGACTGCACCTAGAGATATGTCTGTACTTTATCTTTCTTATAGTGATGGAATGGCTAAATATCACATTGCTGAAATAAATAAAGTAGTTGCTAGAAACCCAATTATTACAGAAATGTTGGTCAATAGGAATCCTAAAGCAGATTACTCTGCTAGATTTTATAAAAATAATCAACCTATGGAAATAATGCATGGGGGGTTGTTTTCTTTCAAACGAGGAATGCACGTGAATGGTGCTTTGATTGCTGATGACGTTCTAAGAGACCCTGAGAACCCACTAAACATGGGGCAAATCACTAAGGTAGAAGATCATTTTATGACAGAAAGTTTGTTTATTCCTTTAAAAGGAGTCCCTGTAATAGTTGTTGGTACACCTATGATGCCGGGAGACTTGTTATCTAAACTACAAGAAGACCCAAGGTTTAAGGCTAGAGTATTACCTGCATTAGATCCCGTGCCGGGAAGACGAGTATTGATGCCAGAACTGTATACCGAAGATTATTTATTAGCTCAACAGAGTGCTAGACCTAAATCATTTGCTTCAGAGTTTATGTTAGTACCACATTTTGCTACGGAATCTTATTTTGATGAAGAAGATATTACTAAATGTGAAGACGAGACTTTAAGATCTGCTCCAGTAACTAAAAAATATAACGATTGGGAAACAGGAGATCAAATTTTTGGGGGGTTTGATGTGGGTAAAAAAAGACATCCATCTCACTTAGTTCTGTTTAGAAAACGAGGGGAATATATAGAACAAATACATCACTCGTTCTTAGATGGGTGGAGTTACTCAGATCAGATAGAATATTTAAATGAAGTAGCAGAAAACTTTGACATTAATTCTGGGTATGTGGATAACACAAGGGGAGAGCTAGAAGACAGAGGATTAGATGCTAGATGGAGATCTATGCACTTTACCGTAAAAAGCAAAAATACTATGGCTCAAGTCTTTGAAAAATTTGTCCATGGTGGTAACATAAAGTTAATAAGAGACGAAAGACAGAAGCAGCAAATATTGTCTGTGAGCAATGAATTAAAAGCACCCGACACACCGATGGGACATGGGGATGCATTTTTCTCAATTGCGATGGCTTTACAAGCTGTACATGACACCGCATATAAGTTCGTAGACTTAGGCAGTGCGACTGATTGGCTAAACGCTATGAGTCCGGGGGAAACCCCTGAGAGCAGGAAACAGCAGCAAGAAGAGAAAAGTGGCTTATTACAACAAGGTGAAAACAAACCCAACCCGTTACAGATGGAACCGGTTAATGCTGTAGAAAAAGCAGAATTAGCTCCAAATCCTCAATGTAAAGAAAGTGTTTGTAGTGCTTCTTTTTGGGTTCCAGAAAGAGGGCTATGTTTATATTGTGGACATAGACAATAATTAAGAAAATTAGGAGACTTTAAATAATGACATTAAAAGAAAATAAATCAGAAATTACAGAACAAGCAAAGGTTATTTTAAATCACAGGTATTTATTAAAAAATAGTGATAATGAAGTAATAGAATCTCCTAAAGAAATGTTTCACAGAGTAGCTAAATCAGTTTCAGAAGTAGATAAAGACTATATGAAATTAAATGTAGAAGCAGTTTTATCCGAAAAAGACTTTTTTACTATTATGGATACTTTAGAATTTTTACCTAATTCCCCTACGTTAATGAATGCAGGTACAGAACAGGGTACTTTATCTGCTTGTTTTGTTCTTCCACTAGAAGATAGTATGGAAGGTATAATGAAGGCAGCAACTGATAGTGCTATGGTTCAAAAGTTCGGTGGTGGGACAGGATTTTCTTTGTCTAAATTAAGACCTAAAGGATCTTCAATAAAATCTACACATGGTATTGCTTGTGGTCCTATTGAGGTTTTAAAAACGTTGTCAAGAGTTTCATCTATGATAACTCAAGGTGGTAAAAGAGATGGGGCAAATATGGCAGTTATGTCTATATATCACCCAGACATATTAGATTTTATAGATTGTAAAAAAGTTGAGGGGGAAATACATAACTTTAATATTTCAGTTGGGGTTGACTCTAACTTTATGAAAGCAGTTGAAGGTAATATGGACTACAATTTAATAAACCCTAAAACTAATGAAGTGACTGGTCAACTAAATGCTCGTGAAGTGTTTAACAAAATAGTAGAGGGTGCTTGGACTAATGGGGAACCGGGAATGATATTTTTAGATCAAGTAAACACAGATAATCATGTTTCAGAAGAATATGGGGAAATGATAGCAACTAATCCTTGTGGGGAACAACCCCTACTAGGTAATGAATCTTGTAATTTAGGATCAATAAACTTAGCTAGATTTTATAAAAACACTGAAAAGTCTAGTACATTTGGGTGGAAAGAAGAAATAAACTGGTCACGATTAGAAGAAGTAACAAGAACATCGGTACATTTTTTAGATAATGTAATAGATGCAAATAAATATGCTACCCCTGAAATTGAAGAGATGACTAAAGCAACTCGAAAGATTGGGTTAGGTATAATGGGCTTTGCTGATTTATTAATACAAATGGGGGTTCCATATAACTCTGAACAGGCTAGAGAGATAGGCTCAGAAATTGCAAAGGAGATTAGACAATGGGCTGATGATGAGTCTTTAGAGCTTGCGAAAGCTAGAGGACCATTCCCAGCGTGGGGTAATAGTAACTACGATAAAGAGACTGAAGCTTTTAGGAATCACTGCAGATTAACAGTTGCTCCTACAGGCACAATATCAATGATAGCTGATACATCTAGTGGGATAGAACCTACGTTTGCATTGGCTTGGAAAAAACAAAATATATTAGAAGGTAAAACTTTGAACTACGTAAACAAATACTTTGAAGCTGATGCCATAAAACATGGATTTCACTCAGAAGATTTGATGGATTATTTAGCTGAAGGAGGATCTTTGGAAACAGTGCCACAAGTTCCTGACTGGGTAAAAGAAGTATATGCTACTGCTCCTGAAATATCTCCTGAAGATCACGTGTTAATGCAATCAGCTTTTCAAGAAGCCGTAGATTCTGGTATATCTAAAACGATAAACTTTGCTAACAGTGCAACTAAAGAAGACGTTGAGAATGCATACATACTTGCTTGGAAAACTAAGTGTAAGGGCATAACAGTGTACAGAGCTGGGAGTAGAGAAAAAGAGGTTTTAGTAAAGGGTAACACAGACAAGGTAGAACAGCTTCCATTAGACGGGTTTGAGCATGAAGAAGCTGAATTAGCAAATAAAATTAACTATAGAGTTCCGCAACACAATTGTTGTGAGACCCCAACAGTAGTTTTTGAATCAGGTTGTGAGACTTGTAAGTCGTGTGGGTATAGTGTTTGCCTTATTTCATAGGAGATAATAATGGACACCAATGAACGTAAAGAGTTTGATAATTCCTTTTACAATCACCAAGAAGAAATGAAAGGCATTACTAACATTTTAGAAACTCAAGAGGATTTAAAGTCTAAGATGTTACTTTTAGCTGAAAAACTTGATAAGTTAACAATTTTATATACAGATTTAGCAGAAAAATATGTACATGAAAACAATCAACTTCGCCAAGAATTATCAGGTAGAAGATAAATACAAAAAATATAGTATAATATAAAGAAGAAAAGTTTTAGGAGAAGTAAATGGTAATAGGAAATATGCTTTCAGATTCAGGGCAGCAGTATGTGGCTCTCAAAGATGATACAAATACTTGGAGAATACTAGATACTTGGCATGCAGATTTAAAAACAATGGATGCTGAGGAAGATATTCCAGATGATAGTCCAGCAGTTGTAACTTTGTCTGAAGGACAGTTTATAGCCCTAATAAAAGAAGCTGGTAGTCGGGGTGTTTTAGAGAATGCAAATTTTGGTTCTGCCATAGACACATCGGAGCTAGAATATGAAATAGAAACGAAAGCTATAAAAATTCAGGAGTTAGAAGAGCAGATAAAAAATCTAACAAAAGAAAAAAATGTTGTTGAAAGAGCGGCTTCTCGATCAGAAGAGTTTGAATTAAAAGAGAAAGCGATGGACAACATATTAAAGTTAGTATCTATGCAAGATATGACTAAACTAAGCAGGGATTAATAATGAAATTATCTGAATATTTACCACAAGTTCCGCAAATGCAGCAAACAATGGCAGACTTGAACAAACAAATAAGTCTGTTGGATGTAATGAAATCTACTGGTGACACCGGAGCGGCTCCTACAGTTGGATTAGATCATGTGGTTAATACATGGGTTCGTCATCAAATGGCGTACAGACAACAGCTAGTACAAGATTTACAAACTATTTGCTTGTCGGTTGAAGAGATTAGGGGACCGTTAAATCATATTACTGGTGAAGTTTTCAGAAGGGGATTAGAAATAGTTCCAAAAATTGAAAACCCTGATAAAGAACAAAAAGAAAGATTACAGAATTGGTTAAAAGATTGTAATGTATTTGATCAAAGCATGGAAGAAGTATTTAGACAATTCCACTTTGATGTAAACTCTCTTGATGACGGATTTTTATATTTAGCAAAAGAGTATAAAGATGTAGGTGGCGGGGAAGTTAGGGCTAAACTATTAGAAATTAGACGTTTAAATCCGGCACTAGTAGAGTTTGATTTAGATCAAGCGGGATTACCTAAGAACTCTCATTTCCTTTGTCCAATTCACAGAGAAGTGGTTCAAGAATCAGCAGGGACATGTGAAAAAGGAGACTGTGAAGTAACATTAGTTCCCGCAATGTATAAGTACTATCACAGAAGTGCTCATATGTATTTCACAGACAGTGAAATTATTCACTTATCTAAATTTGCTCCATCTGAAACTTATGGATGGTCACCAATACTTACTATATTTGAAAAGGCTTTGACCTTAGTAGGTATGGATAAAAACTTATATAGATATTTCTTTGAGAGAAAAATGCCTGCAGCGATGTTAATGGTAACTACCGATGACCCAGAGTCATTACGTAGAGAACGAGAACATATAGCGGCTCAAACAAGAATGGACCCCAACTACATACCTATGGTAGCAGTATCTGCTAGGAACCAAAGAGGTAGAGTAGACATGGTAAGGCTATTCCACACACTACAAGAAATGGATTACTTACCTGTAAGGGATGAGATCAGAGAAAGAGTAGCTGCTATGTGGGGTGTTACACCAGCATGGCAAGGAGCTCCAGAAGCTTTTGGAGGTATGTCAACACAAACCCAACAACTAGTTGTTATGAGCCGTGTTGTGGAGGGGGACCAAAGATTATTTCACGAGAAAATATTCCCTCAATTATTAGATGCTTTTGGTATAACTGATTACGAAATTAATTTACCTCAACCTGAAGAGAAAGCAGAAAATACTAGATTAAGTTTTGCTCAACAAAAAATTGCTATTGCTGGTCAGTTTGCACAATTAGGGTTTGATATAAAGTTAAAAGAACAAGAAGTTGATTTATACGAGGCAGAATTTATTGTGAGTGGAGAACCGGTACCTACGGCTAAGATGCAAGCTGAACAACAGCTAATGGCATTAGAACAACAGAAAAAACAAATTGATATGGAAGAACAACAACAAGAACTAGCACAACAGCAAGCCGAAGAACAAGCTCAAATGCAACAACTTGCAGAAGAGGAAAGTCAAGAAGAAGGCGGCGAAGAAAATTCAGAAGGACCTTTTGGTATTCAAGCAATGCAGAAAGCTTATAAACCTCCTTCACAAAGAAAGTTTAAGGGACGAACAGGGGGAGTTACTCCTGATTGGTCTGATAAACACCCTGACGAAGAACGAGATATTGATGAATATGCTGAAGCTAGAGCTAATAAAAACGAACTAACTTTATCTAAAACATGGATTCAATCGCTAAGTGAGAAAGGATTTGCCGCACCCGTTATCAAACAGATATCACCGGATTTAAATCAGATGTGGTTTTCTCAAAATAATATTGACTATATTGCAAATCTTTCATCAACAGGTGTTACTACTGTAGAAAAAGCAATGTTTGGAGATCCAACTAGATTAAGTAGGAATAAACAAGAAAAGCCTAAAGCTACTGAACCTACACCTATTAATATGGATGAAATAGAAGATGAGTAATATACAGAAACAAAAGAAAGATATTGATCATGACCTCAAACTACCTAGAGGTGAAACTAAAGTTTTACAGGCAGAAGAAGAGGATTACAATAGAGGTCTTCTAGTTAAATTATTGGAAGATGGTGGTTATGAAGTGGCTTATTGGTACGATGAATTACAAGTATATCCTATAGAAATAATAGTGGATGGTGAATCAGTGAAAAAAGATGCAAAAAAAGTTACATTTAAATTCCACCCAGAGTTAGAAAAAGGTTGGATTACAAACCCTAGAGGCTCATTGGACACTAAAAACAAAAGAATCCAAAAAGATAATGGTGGTGGTAATGGTGGTGGTGGTGGCGGTGCAGCTACATCCGGTTCATTCGGCGGTGGTACAGTATTTACGTCACAAGATACAGGTGTCTTTACCCCTACGTATGGTGGTAGATCCGAACGTAAGAAGAGATGGAAAAAGAATCGTAAGGGTAAAAAAAGAACCGGTATTGAAAGATTAGGTTTATTTTTAACAGATCAGTCCCCAGAAAGAAAAATGCAAAAAAGCCATACTTCATCAACTATATCGTTAATTAAATGGGTTCAAGAAGAACTTCAAAAAGATGATATAAAATTTAGGCAGCAGTCGTCTTCTACAGCAATAAATGATCAAACTAAAGTGACTGATGGTCTTAAGAATCCTGTAGAGTTTGACGCTAAACCTGACGATAAAGCACATTTAAAACAAAAAGATATGGAGAAAAAAATTAAAAATCTTGATGACTCCGAAAATATTAAAGGCAATAAACCTGATGAAAAAGGGAATGCAGCTGATGTAGCTCCAGCAGGACTAAGTATTCAGTTAGGCTACGGCTCAGGATCTGAACAAAGCCCAACACTTACTGGTGGTTATAGAGATCAAAATGTAGGTAAAGTTGACACAGAAGATGAAGAAGACAAACAAAGCCCCTTTGTTTAAATGAAATTATATGATAAGATGTGTCCTAAGTGTACTGGACATATGTATATAAATGAAGATGGAGATTTAAAATGTCTTACGTGTGGTAAGATTTTAGTAAAGCAGATAAGGAGGAACTATGATTCCCGAGCAGGCAAGATCAGAAGTAATAAGAAGGAGGGCGTTGGGAGCGACGTGGACCTCAATAGCAAAGTGGATGAACGAGGAATATGGGACAGAGACGCATCGAACAACGATTCAACGTTGGCACGACAGCGAAGTATGGGAAGCCCAAGAAGAGCAGGTCTTACACCCCGAAGATAGTTTAGCGGAACGAATAAAACTTGATAAGAAAGTTGTTACCCATAAAAGTGAAGCGGCTTTTTATAAGAAGTTATATAATTCATCATTGAAAGATGATACAAAAAAAGAGCTTATTGTTGAAACCATTCAAGAGTTTACTAAAGCTTTCCCATCCGTACCTTTAAAACACCTAGACAAAACAGACAAAACACCTTTTGGTCAACAGACTCAAATTATGGTAGCCCCTCTATCAGATACACATGTTGGGGAGCAGGTCTACAAAGAACAAATGAGGGGATTGAACGAGTATAACTTTGATATATTTAATAAAAGAATGTATGGGTGGGCGAATCAAATACTAAAACTAGCTACATTCCGTAGACAAGGTGCTCCCATAGATGAACTAATAGTTCCCATGTTAGGTGATATGATTAGTGGAGACATTCATGATGAGTTAGCAAGGTCTAATATGGCTAACTGTATGGAGCAAATGATTAGAGGAGCAAGCATTATTGCTCAAGCTTTGATGTATATGGCACCACACTTCACAAAGATTACAGTTCCTTGTGTAGTTGGTAATCATGGAAGAATGACTAGGAAGCCACCGATGAAAGATAAGTATATGGATTGGGATTATATGCTTTATCAATGGATTGCAGCCTTTTGTAAAAACCAAGATAATTTAAAATTCCACATTCCTAGAAGTTTCCTAACTACTTTTAATATTCATGATAAAGTAGTTCTTATAATGCATGGAGATTCTATATCGGGTGCAGGCAGTAGTGGATCAATTGCAGGGGCTATAACTAAACTTAGAAGCGTCTTTCAATACAAGAAGTCTTTACAAAGAGAAATTGAAGAATCTATGGACGATGATTCAAAAATAGAGTTTGATAGTGTAATGATTGGTCATTTCCATCGTATAGATGAGATAGATATAGGTACTGGTCAATTACTTATCTGTGGAACAATGAAAGGACCGGATGAGTTTGCATTACAGAGATTACATGCTGCTACTCCACCCAAACAAATAGTCACATATTGGCACCCACAGGCTGGTTATATTAGTAGAGACATTATTTATTTGAATCGTTACGATAAGAGTAAACGAAAGTTTATAGACAAAATCCCAGAAAAATGGACAGATTTATCTAATACATCAGTATAATAATATATTATGCCTAAAAACCGATCTAAGTTTGCTAAGGAGCTAAACAAGTTTACTATAAATGCTATAGGTACAGCTGTATTTAATAAGGCACAAGAATTAGTCCCAGAGGGAGGATCAGGTAACTTAAAGAGATCTGGAACTATCTCGTTTGATTCTAAAGGGTTTAAAATTACATACTCTGCTCCATATGCTAAACAGGTACATGATGGGGATGAAGGACCGCTTCCACAATATATACAAAAACCTAAAGATCACGATAGGACTTATAGAAATCCTATAAAGAGGGGTGAGTATAAAGGAGCAACTTCTAGACCAGTATCTTACCCCAACGGGCGAGATTTTGGTAGTAAACGGGTAGTACAGTGGGATGGCTCGCCAAGAGGTTGGTATACCACAGATACCCCAAGAGAAGGAAGCCGTTGGATACAAAAAGCATGGGATGCATATGTACAAGGGTTATCCCGAAAGGAAAGGAAATTTTTAATGAAACTAGGTATTGATTTATCTAGTAAATTTG